CATTACTGAACACCCCCAGCCTTGCATATCTCGTCTGCTGCCTTAATCGCCGCTGCTGTAATCCTTGCCATCTGCTCTTCAAACGGCGGATCGTTATCCTCGCAGAACCCGCGAGCGATAAGAACATCCGCCGCAACTTTCAGGCAGGTCTGAAGAATGATCGCCTTGTCGTTTCTCTGCTGGAACCGCTGACCAAACCCCTTGCCTAACGTTGCCGGCCAGTCCTCGGGTCTGCGGAAGAACTCTTGTGAGGTCAACCGCCAGAGGTCACCGTCCGGCACATGTTCGCCGGTCAGCTTGGTAAACCACCATTGCTTAAGCTGGCTCATTTTGTCGTGCATGACTTGCGGCCAGACAAACGTGTGCTGCTGGCCATCCTTGGTCTTCACGGTGATTTTATGGGCGGGAACATCAAGAGCAACGATCTGGCCTTCCACAGTCTTCAGGGCGGGTGTATCAGGGGACGTGCAATTCTCGGTATTGCCCTGCTCCTTATCCACCCAGATTTTGGTGATCTTGCCGTCAGTGGTCTGGTAACAGACCTTTGATTTCTTTGGGATAGCGTCCAGGTATTTCTGGACATATGACGCAACCACCCACGGTTTATCATCAATCCGCAGGCCGGGGAACCCCGTACCCTCTTTGTCCGTAAGGACGCCCTTGTTGGTCGGGGGCTGGTTAGTCATGCATCTCACTCCAGCACCGGTAACAGGCACCCTTATCCCGGCGGTCGTGCTTGCCGGAAAGGGGTTTGCCGCAATAATCACAGACTAACCATTCTTCCGTGATTGTCGGGCGGATACCGCTCATGCTGTCTTCCCCCGGAGCATGGCAACCATCCGCAATGCCTTGTTTGCCTCATCGCTGTCAATGATGCCGGCCATCGGGGGTTTCCCAGTCAGGTAATACCGGGTTGCGAGCGGCTGCCCCTTCTCCAGCCAGTGGAAGACCACGAACCGCCGGCCCTGGTCGTCCACCGGCTCACAGACCGGCCCGTGCAGGCACCGGTACCCGTTCTGGCTGATGCAGCCGTGGCCCCGGTGGGCACAAAAGAAAATATTCTCCTGCGATTCAGTACTGTTGGCAGTTCCCGCGCTTTCCAGGGCTGACGGGCTGCCACTAATTTTTTCTGTTGCTGTTGTCATTCCATCCACCTTCTTCAACGATCACGATTCTGCCGCACTCCACGGCGAAATCAACAATACCCCCGCGTTCAGCACGGAGCTGGTCCACGACCTGCCGGGGAAGGGACACGGCGTTCATATCACCGGCACCCCCACGAGCAGCATCAGGATACAGACCTCGAGGAACGCCACGCCGGACAGCAGGGAATAGGTTATTCCGAGCTGGCGGATCCCGATATCGATCATGCCGGCACCTCGACGCGGTGTTTCTTCACCAGGCACGCGAGACCCAAGCTCAGCCTGTCCCCATCACTGGTCCCGATATGGGCTTTTTTGAGAGCGACAAGCCGGGCGCGGTCGGTTTTGTCCGTTCTGAAACTTTTCCAACCATCCTTTTTCATCATTACATTCCTCCAACAATGTGACACATCCATATTACACGCCCCAATATTTATACGTTACTCTAACAACGTTGGAATTGTGACACAAAAGAGATATTAAATAGGCGGTGTCACATTGATTATACAAAATTGGGATGGTGTGGGTGGATGGTAACTAAGAACAAGGAAGACTGGCTCACCGTAAGAATCGGGGCCAGCCTGAAAGAGGACATCAGGAAAGCGGTCGAAACCAGCGACTATCCTAATATGAGCGCGTGGCTGGTTGCCGCTATAAAAGAGAAATTAGATCCGTCAAAAAGGGCAGAAATAACAAAGAAAGAACTGCTTGCTTTGCGTGAACATGACCCGGGGTTCGAATCCCACCCCTCGCATCATTATAAAAACATTTTCAGCATACAATAGCCGCCAGTCGGGTGGGTGCCATCAGGTATATTAGACCACGTGGCCCCGTAATCGTTTGAGTGGATCACGTTTGTATTCCCGGAACTTACACTATTAAGGTAACAGATAATCGACCTCCCGGGCAGACTTACCCATGCCATTGTCCTGCCATCCAGTGAGGTTGTAACTCTTGACCACGATACCCCGCAATTTGTTGATCGGTACAGGTCCATAACGCCATCGCTGGATACGTAGAACAGTCCCAGAATAACGCCGGGTATTGGTGAGAACAAAACCTCCTCGTAGCGGTATCCGTAATAAAATGGAAGCGTTCGGGCGTTCCAGGCCCCCCAGGTAGCCCCATAATCGGTTGAAAGGTATGCCCCTCTGTCATTAGACATATACCCGTCAATTGTCAGCGGCAACAATATCCTGCCGTTCCCGGCATTGCAGAGCCCGTTCGGGCGGAAATACGTACTCCCTGCAACAAAAGGAGGGACCGGTGGCGCTAACTCATGCGTTGTCCATGTCTCTCCAAAATCATCGCTGGTGATGACGCGGATGTTGAACCCCCCATTCAGCGAGAAACAGACGATCACCCGGTTCGTTTCCGTAACAAGCATCCCGGTATACCAATCCCTTCTCGCCTCTACGGGGGATTCCGTCTCATATTTTACGGTTGAGGCCCCAGTGGTTGTATTGATGACAGCTATTTTGGCGACAACTGTGTAATATCCCGCACAGAGAACGAGAATGTCCCCGTCAGACTTAACAAACATGCTGGTATCGCGGAGAACCAACCCGGGCGCATTCGTCCAGCTCGACCACGACACCCCGTAATCAACCGATTTCCAGATGCGGCTGTACTGACTCGCATCTGACCCTATTGTCTGTGCTGCGTATGCTATCTTATTCACGTCATCCCATGCGAACGCCGTCGGTGCAAACCCGAGGTCTGCCCCGGCAACCCACGTCAACCCATCGTCACTGAACCAAGTGTGAGCGGACGCATCCTTTGAGGGCACCATAAGACGGTATGGCCGCCCTGCCGTGGCGACTGCAATATATTTTCCCCGTGCGTCCGGAACCATTACGCATTTCGATCCAATATCGATGGGCTGGACCTTGATCGGCACCATCCCGGTCGATGTCTTGACACTAACCACAGTATCTCCGGGGGATACGGGTTGGGCGTAGACCGCCACCGGCCCGTTTTTTGTCTGGATACTCACCACCTTGTCGCCGGCAGATATCGTCATGGGTCTGCATCTATCCCGGGTTTGTTAATACCCTGTTCAGATGTCCACATGACGCCACCGGCACCGTCAACCGATGAGATGGTCCCGATCTCTGGCAGGGGGTGTTTTTCAATCTCTGCATTAACGATCCGTTGGACTTCCCGCACGGCGTTAGTATACGATCTGTTGAGTGACATGTATGTCTTGTACGCGCTATCTGCTACGAGCGTCACCGTAACCTGGTTGGTGGTTCCCCCGTTGGCATACTCGTATTCAAGCCGGGTGATCCGGTATGTTCCGTCCGGGATTTTGGTAGAGTACCCACTGAATATCAGTTTTTGCAGTCTCCTGAAATCTGACCGAAGGAGGAACACGGCTTTCCATGTGATTGTCTGCATGTTGTAATAAGCATACAGGTCAGCGCAGCGGGTATCGCAGTCTGCCGCCGTAAAGAGGTTGGTGGCGGTTTCACGGTATTCCCGTACCCGTTCCGTCTTGTTATCCACGCCTGACGATTGGACAGTTTTTGAATACCACGAGCCGGTCATAAGACGGCACAGCACCGTGACTTTATTATAACTTTCTTCCCCGACCTGATCCACGTCAACCGATACCAGATATCCGTCAGGGGCGGTGATGGTGACCGCTGCAGGGAGATCCAACCCTTCTGACGCATCGTCAATATCATCACCCGGAATCCAGTATACGCACGGCTGTTGATAATCCCCGGCATCCCTCCAGCTGGGAAACAGGATATATTCCAAATATTCTGAAGGTTCTGCGATAGCATCGATTATAGACTGGCGGTCCCCAAATGAGAAATCTATCTCGGGCACCGTTGATCCCCAGACCGAATCAGTAGAGGCGATGCGGTACGGTTCAAGCCCATACAGGGCATCCCAGTCATCTCCCCCAAGAACGCGGCGGATCCAGTCGTCCGGGTTGATCGGATCGGCAGTACCGGTGATGTCCACGGCATGGCCGTCAGCGTAAGCATACACGACCCCCCCAACAAGCAGCTCCTCATCATCCTGGAAGATCCCGGTTGGGTTCTCTATGACGATATCGTCAAACACCCCATAATTAACCTCGACAATCCGCCCTGTATGACCAGTAGTTCCCCCGACAACAACGTTCCCGACCTGGAACCAGTGCTGTTGGTTATCGAACTCAAGTTGATATTTGGTGATGGCCGCCTGATGGGCGTTTGTCAGCAGGACAAGATCCGAATCTGGAAGGTAGTTGCGTGACAAGTACCATGAAAAATCATAGCCGGTCAGTGTCTCAGTCTCGCTGGCATGAGCATACCGTGATTGTGAAGAGGGGAAAAACCCAACGAACACGGGCTGCTGGACGCCGGCATAATCCGGGATGTTGAACTCAACATGCTTCCAGTAATTTGAACTGAATATCCCGCCGACAGTAGCACCGTCAAACTCAAAGGTACCCTGGACCATCTTATCGTTCACATCGGCAACCACCCGACCGGATATAATCAGTGGATCGATGGTCAGCATCTCGATAATACTGGTTCTGGATATGAGTTCTGTGGCGGTCGTGAGGGAATTTGCTCCTACAAGCGACGTCTCGATGATCACATCGTTTTTTCCCTGAAGAGAGGTTCCCGTAGCCGTGAATTCTCCTTCTACGAAATTATCAAAGTAAACCGTATTTACACGGGTCGTCACCATATCACCTGAATACCTACAATGACATCGGTGTAGCCGGTCTCCTTCCAATGATATCCTTCCGGGAATGCAGCCTCACAATCCTCTTTTGTGATCGTGGCTGTGGCCCAATCGCCCGTTGCCGTTATATGCGTGACGAGAACAGTCAATTGCTGCTCCACATCGTCTCCGTCGTGAACTGTCACATCAACAAAAAGATGAGGGTGAGCGTACGTTCCTGCTGAGACCGCTGCGACCTTGTAATCGAACTGGATGGAATAGAATGTTGTGGATATGGTTTGCGAAATGGTAGCCGAGCCATCACCCTCATCTTCCGTCGTAACTGTGATGTCACACCCATACGTCCCGGTATGTTTTGACCCCGCCGTGGCGGCAGCCGTGCCGTTATAGGTATCAGGGGTCCATCCGGTAAGACTCCCGGCCTCGAAATCCCCGTTCGTGAACTCCATAAAGCCCCCCTATGAATCGGTGAATCCTATCGTGAACGTGTCTCCTGTGTAACCGTCGGAATCGGCGTCAATCACGTATTTGATCCACACTCCTATTGACTGGTTTTGTGTCAGGTTTCCGAGGTTCAGCACGTCCGTATGGGATGAACTTGTTGGGGCGACAAACGTATTCCCTGTTGCTGCGGGAATGCTACCGGCTTTCCCGGCCCCAGTGGTTCCTGCATACGCTGTAGCCAGCGTTATGGTCAGGCCGTCCGCGCTGATGGAAGATACAACCCGGGCGGCTGCCGATGTGTCGTCAGTCGAATTAAAGATCCGTTCACCTTCTGCGATGGCAAGGTGGCAGTCCGCGCTCGCTACCACGGTCACGCTTGACGCGAATGTGAACGTGATCCCGGTAATTGCCACGGTGTTCCCCTGCTGGCTGAACGACCCGGCGCCGGATATGGTGACGGCGGTATCTCCTGATGGGGTGTTCGCCGATATCCACGCTTTCACATTGTTGTAATCTGATGCGTTCTCGTTCCGGAGGAATATCTTCCGGTACTTGGTCACGCCGCTGACTCTCTCTGCGTTCGTAATGTTCGGGAAAATGTTCTCGTTCGCGCCAGAGGTAATGGCAGCCGCCGTATCGACCGCCCCGCCATTAGCCGATGCATCACTGTTGGTAACGCTGTGATATTTTTTCAGGTTTGCTTCAGTAATTGCCATGTGTCATCTCCTTCATACCGTATGCCGCACGAATGCAATGGTAAAACTCCAGACCCCAAGGTTCGACCACGGAACCTCTGCCGCACTGATCCTCTCGATATAACAATTTGTGTAGGTAGCCCCGTTGAACACCAGCGTCCCGGAGGTTCCGAGCGGGGATATCACCCGGGTTTTCCCGGATAACAGTTTGGTTTTTGATAACTGCCCGTGTTTCGCGGCAAGCGTGGTATAATCGGCATAAGTCGCCGTCCGGCATTCCAATTCAAGTTCCATCCCGACCGCTCCGGCCGTCCCGTCAATCTCCTGGCGGATAACCCGTATGGACGGAACTGTTACGCTGTCAAATGTGCATGATACCATTATCTCACCCCTGCCCGGATCCGCTGGTTCTGGATCTCCTTTTCAAACGATTTGTCTCCATTCAAGGTCATGTTGTTGATGTTCAAGACAATCCCCGCTGAGTTCTTACCGCCGGCAACGTCCCGGACATTCTGCTCACTGGCAACCGCGGTCTTCTGGAGGCTTCCCACGCGGGCTGTCTGGTCCTCAACATCATACTGGTGCTTGATCATGATGTTCCGGACCTGCTCGACATCACGGATATTGACCGTCTGAAGGCTCCGGGAATATGACTTATCAATGTCGTTAAGTTTGTTTTTGGCGTCGATGACATCCTGGATCGCGGCCTCATAATCACCCATGGCAGATATCACATCGTCAAGTGCGTCTTTCCAGTCGGTTTCCGGTTTTACCACCGCTTCCGCGAGAGGGATTTCCGTGACGAATTGGCTTGGTTGCTCTGGGGAAAGGGGAGCCGGGCCCTTATCCCATGCACTTTGGTCGGCCGCCCACCCAAACGCCGAATTTACCGGATTAACCTTGTTCGCAGCGTCCTGTGCGTCGAGGATTGCCGATATGATATTCCCGCTTGCCACAGTAGCCCGATAACCTAATTTATCCCATCCCTCTTTTGCTTTCTCAAGGTTCTCGTTCTCTTTGTCGGAAAGGGTCGGAGATGCCTGGATGTCCTTCTGGTTCCTGATATAGGAGTCCATGAACGGCAGCATATCTTTCCAGGTGCGGCCATAGATGGTCATCGCGTCGGAATTCCGGCGGGTTTCGTCTTTCATCCCCATCAGTGCAACAGCGGTCTCATCAAAAACCTGTTGCGGGGTTTTACCGGTAGGATCAACGCCAAGATCAGCAAAGGCTTTCCCGGCCTCGCTTGCCGCATCTTTTGCATCCACCATCGACAGGGTCACTTTGTTCAGGCTGGTGGTGACGCTATAAAACGGAGTCCCTGAAAGTGCGGAGGCATACTGGAGTTTCTGGAGCTGCTGGACGGTCAGGCCCGTGGTGATAGACAGGTCTCGCAGTTCCTGCGCGGACTGCCCAAGGCGCTGGACTGATGCAGCCACCCGGTCGAAGATCTGGATCGTCATGTTCATCGTGACGGAAACATCACGGTAAAATGCAAGGACGCTCGACTGGGATTTTGTCATCCCGTTCAGGAACGCTGACGCATCGAGCCCAATCTTTGCGAAATACTGCATGATACCGTCAGTCATGGTGACCCCCTGCTATCTGGCTGAGGACCCTGACGATATCTTCCGGATCCTGTTTTTTATCTTCTTTGATGATCATGAAATCCTCCGGGGTGTATTGTCTGGTATTCGATGAACGGTTGATATTTGCCAGCAGAGAACACCGAACCCCGTTCAATAAGTCCTGGAACTTCCATTCCTCGTTCCTCTGCTCAATTTTTGCCCTAGCAATCAGGCTGAACTCTGCCGGCGTCATCTTCCGGAACGCATCCAGAGACATCCCGCAGATCCCGAGTGCAATGTTCATGTTGGCCTTCTCGTAGGCCGCACTCAGTTTTTTTCCTCATCCCCTTTTGCCGGACTTGACGACGATTCTGTGTCAGGATCTCCGAACCACCCGGAAAGGATCAGTGCTTTCTCAATGTATCCATAGAGGACCACCATACCGGCAGGACCCCTGAACTGCTGCATGAACTGTTTCAGCAGGGAGAGCGCGATCGTTTTCCCTGGAGGGCCCTGCTGGATAGCGTAGACCAGATCTCCAGCATCCGTTGTCTTCCGGAGGCCTCTCCAGAGAATGACGGCTGCGTTCTCAAAGGTCCGGTACTGGGGATGGAACGCAACGAACAGGGACACGGTTCTCTCAATCTCCTGGACGTCCTTATCTTCAAAACGGAGATAATAGGTATCTCCGCTGATTTCAAGAGGGTATGACTCGTCAGGCATTCACGCCCTCAGACATACCCGTGCGTGACTTCGATCCAGTATATCTTCGGCACACAGGAGGTCTTGAAGATCACAACGGGGATCATGAGAACCTGCCCGGCTGCTGTCGGGATGGTGATGGCATCGGTGGCCGCTCCTGACGTTGCAGAGACGTTGTTGATGTAGATTGTCTCGTTCGCGCTGGCATCCGTCGCCGTGACTTTGACGCCGGTGTCGTTCAGATCCGTGGTGATCTTATACCCGTAGGTGGTCGCGGCGAACGGGGTGGGGTCGAGTGCAAGAGCGGTGCTGCCCTGATCGGTGACGGCAAGGGCAGTCAGGCCGGTTACCACCGCCGTGCTGATCTCCGAGATTACACCGGTTGGCTGGACCTTGAACGACATCTTGGAGTTGCCGTCCTTGTCGAAGGTCGGGGTGCTGCAGGCGCTGACATAGCCCTGGAACGACCATGCCATGGTGATGGACGCGCACGGGGCAACGATCATCCATGTGCTGACCGTTCCCGCCCGGTACTGGGTCCGGATGGCCGTCTGTTCCGCTCCACCGGTGAACCCGAGATCCACGGAAAGTTCCGAGTTCTCGCTGAACCCGGGCCGGCTGGTTTTCACGCTCGATACGTTGTTGTGGCTTGAGGTGTCGATCTTGCTGATCGTCTCCATAACTTCAGAGACGTTTTGGATCTCCCCGAATACGGATGTCCCGCAGACGAGGTTCACCCCCCTGCCTGTGATTACCTGATTTGTCATGATTTCCTCCTGTTTCAGTAATAATGCTGGATCAGGAAATCCCGGTGATAGAGGTATTTCCCGATATCCGGGTTCGCATCGACCGCGCCGCCGCCATCATCAACTCTTATTACGTGGACCCCGACGCCGAGGTGGGTATTATCAACCCCGTGCAGGATATCGGCGACAAGTTCAGAGATGGCATTGCCGAAAGCATCCGTCGATGAATAGGTAGTGCATTGGATCCGGCTCTCCGCGACCCGCTGGTTGTTGTGGGTCAGGTTCAGCCGTTTCGTATCAATGAGATGGACGGTCATGCAGGGCCATGTCGGATTTAACGGGAGAGACGCCCGATAGATCCGCTGGTTCGGCGATGCCCCGAGGTTTGATGCACTGCAGAGCGTCCCGTTTGCTTTCAGGTACGTGATGACCGCGAGAGGGAGGTCTTTCATGTCCGCCCTCCATCCAGGGCATCAAGGATGATCCGCTGGTACCGTGCGAGGTTGTTGTCCCATGCAGGCCTCCAGTGCGGCCGTGGTTTCTGGTTGTATACCCGTCCGAGACGGTCAGGCCCGACAAACCCATATTCCAGCCGGAGCGCTTGCGGGGCATTTGTCCCGATGAGTGCCACGGGGGCCGCCCCCTCCGTGCTCATCTCGACATGGATGCTGCGCCGGTACGTGCCGGTCTTATATGGCGCGATGGCCTGGACATCGTTCTTATACGCATTTCCAGCGAGTTTCACGGCTACCGTCTCGTTCTGGGTGACCTTCG